TAGAAGATATGGGTCGTAAGTACTGGAAGAAACGTAGTTATGTGATGCAAGGATTTGTAAGAGAGAATCCAATCTCAGATGATAAATCAGATAAAGCAATTAGACGTTTTATTATTGGACCACAGATATTCCAAATTATCAAAAGTGCATTGATGGATCCTGAGTTAGAGGAACTTCCAACAGATTACGAGAGAGGGTTAGACTTCCGTATTAGCAAAACTTCTAAAGGTGGTTATGCTGATTACTCAACATCTAAGTGGGCAAGGAAAGAAACTGCATTAACAGCAGAAGAAGCAACTTCAATTGAGTCACAGGGTCTTTATAACTTAGGCGATTTCTTACCAAAGAAACCTACAGAAGAAGATCTCAAGGTGATGAAAGAAATGTTTGAAGCATCAGTTGATGGACAAGCATATGATATTGATCGTTGGGGTTCATACTTCCGTCCAGCAGGTGTGCAAAAGCCAGAAGGCTCACCAGCACCAATAATGGCGGCAGCAGCAGTTACAACTGCACCAGTGGCAGTGAGTGCTCCGGTAATGGAAACTGCTCCAGCACCAGTAGCAACTCCAGAGGAAATGGGAGCAACACCAACTGCTCCAGTTGCAACTCCGGCAGCAGCACCACAGACACAAAAAGCAGAAGATATACTTGCTATGATTCGTAGCAGACAGTCTGCAACCTAACACGGCAACGGAGGGCAAGGTTTATTTCCTTTCTCCTTGCCCTCATTTATCTGCATATATACGATTGTAAACTAGGAGAATATAATATGCAGTTTAGACTGGTATTTGACAAGACTGACGACACTATTGATTTTGTAGCAACAAATAGCGACCTGTTAAACTACTATGTAACATCAGTAAATGCCGATGATAAAAACAGTTTTAAAATTCAGAAATCAGAACTTTCTAGTAATATCAAGTATTTGCAAAAGTGCATTATAGATACCAATAACTTTTTTGTAAACAAACTTAACAAAACTACTTTTACTGAGTTTGTCAATGTAAATATATACAATCAAACAATTCTCAACCGTCTACATATGATTTGGGTAAAGTTTCAAATTGAAAATCCTTCTATTTCTACAATGCTAGAAAAAATTGATAACAATTTGTTAACAAAATTTAGAGATATAAACAATATATTACATGAAATTGAAAGTACAAAGTTTTTGATTTCAAATTTTAACAGCTACAAAATGTGGTCTTGCGAAAATATATTTCAAAGTAGTATCATTGATTTTAACTCATATAATTTGTCTATTAATTTTAATAACCTAGGAAGAAGTACCTATAACAAATGGATAAATCACGATGACAATGCATACGATAGTGATACCAATGATTTTACTACTCTTAGTGGTGAATTAATTTTAAAAACTTCCAAGTCCTATACACAGACTGCGCCAATGGAATATATAGAATGGTGCCAAAAACATAACGTATCGGCTATTGGGCATATTATTGGATTAGGCAATCTTGTACAATCAACACAGTCCGCTCAGGAAATATTATCTAGGAACATACAAATTAAAAGCAATGGAATCACTATTAAAGTTTAGACCAAAAAAAGATTATATCTGTAATAAAACTGGCCTTGCTTGGCTAAAACTTGATATTACAGTACCTGTTGAAGAAATTCATAATGAATTTAAAAATTGTGCTGATCAAGTAGTTCCGCATAGATCCAATGATGAATGGGCAAATCTTTCACATAAAGGTTGGTGTAGTGCAACATTGTATGGAGTAAATTCAACTACTACAACTAGCAGTAACTTGCAACACAGTTGGACCAAATTAGCAGATCGGTGCCCAAAAACAACCAAGTGGATTAATAATAATTTCACTATTAGTAAAAGCACAGGCCGAATTCGATTTATGTTACTCGAACCCGGAGGGTACATACTTCCGCATCATGACAGAGATAAATCTGGATTACGAGAAATAAATGTAGCAATTACACAACCTAAAGGATGTGTGTTTAGATTTTTAGATAGAGGAACAATACCTTTCTGTGAAGGCGACGCATACATAATTGACACTAGCAATAAACATTTAGTATGGAATAACAGTGATCAACACCGATTACACATGATATTACATACAGATATTGAAGACAAGATTTTGGAAGATAGTTATGCAAACCGCTTTTATAGTACATGATTGCAACAACGAAAGTTTGTTACGATTTACACAAACAAAATTATTTTTTGATGCAAAAAATCAAGGAATAAATTTTGTTAAACATATTGTTACGGTTCCGGATTATGCTTCAGCTGAAGCAAAATACACCGAAGGAGATGTAATATTAGAAACTGGAGATTTCTTAACAACAGAGTTTCGCAAGAAGCATTTCACTAAATATGCCCATAGTAGCAAGTATGTAATAAAATTTAACAAAACTATACCAATTGACTTTAAACAAAGGCACTACAAGCCGGGTACAAAGCAATTATATATTGTAGAAAATTTATTAAAAGTTTGTATACGTAGTAGTAAATTGGTATATTTAGATAACAACGAAGGCAATATTAAGGATTATATTGCCGCAGATCATTTATATGGATTAGCAAGTGGATGGAAAACTGCACAATATGCACTTGCAAATAACTACAAAACAATAACAGTGTATGATTACAATCAAAGACAGTTAGATTTTGCAAAATGGCTACACAGCCAATCAGAACTTCCTGACAGTGTTGATATTACAGGACCACTTAGTGGCATCTATGATCCGTCTGACAATATTAGACAAAACTGGAAGTCCTGGCATAATATGCTTGTTGATTTTAAAATTATTGATTTGTATAATACACCTGTGTTTCCAGAAAACAGTTTAATCTGGATTAGCAATATTTTTAACTACGAAGCAACTCTTTTTACACATGGATATGAAAAAACAATACATGCAAAAAATAGGTTGCAAAAATTGAATAATAATAGTATAATAGTAACTAACTAAACAAGGAATAGGAAAAAATGGCAAAACCTTTTGACGTAAGCAAATTCCGCAAGGACATTACCAAAAGCATTGACGGATTGTCAATTGGCTTTAACGATCCAACAGATTGGATCTCAACAGGCAACTATGCACTAAACTATTTAATCAGTGGAGACTTTAATAAAGGTGTACCACTAGGTAAGGTTACAGTGTTTGCTGGTGAATCAGGAGCAGGTAAAAGTTATTTTGCCGCAGGTAACATTGTAAAACATGCACAGGCACAAGGCATATTTGTTGTATTGGTTGATACTGAAAACGCACTTGACGAAGCATGGTTAAAAGCACTTGGTGTTGACACAGATGAAAGTAAGTTGCTAAAACTAGCAATGAGCATGATTGATGATGTTGCTAAAACAATTAGCACATTTATGAAAGACTACAAAGCACTACCAGACGGCGAACGTCCTAAGGTATTGTTTGTTATTGACAGTTTAGGTATGATGCTAACACCTACTGATGTTAATCAGTTTGAAGCTGGTGACATGAAAGGTGACTTGGGTCGTAAACCTAAAGCACTAACTGCTCTTGTTAGAAACACAGTAAACATGTTTGGTAGTTACAATGTTGGTATGGTATGTACCAACCACACTTATGCATCACAGGATATGTTTGATCCAGATGACAAGATATCAGGTGGACAAGGTTTTATATATGCATCAAGTATTGTTGTTGCTATGAGAAAACTCAAACTAAAAGAAGACGAAGATGGAAATAAAATAACACAAGTAAAAGGCATACGTGCCGCTTGTAAAGTTATGAAAACACGTTATGCAAAACCATTTGAATCAGTACAGGTTAAGATACCTTATGAAACTGGTATGAATCCCTACAGTGGACTTGTTGATCTAGCAGAAGCAACTGGTTTGCTAACGAAGCAAGGCAACAGATTGCGTTTTTTAACAAGCGACAAAGAAGAAATACTACAATTTCGCAAGGCTTGGGAACGCAACGAAGATGGTTGTTTAGATAAAGTAATGCGTGACTTCAATAAAATTGAGGAAGTGCTAAGTATACCTGAAGAGGAAGTGGTAGAAATTGCCACTCCTATTGAAGATACAGAAACATTTAACGAGGAGAACGTATAGTGTCATTAGACTTAGCCGCATTAGTTTGGAAAGAAACACGAGCATTTATGCTAGACACAGGAGATATCACTGAAGCAGCTGATGCAGTTGTGGCAGCATTAATGCTTAATCATAATGCTGACGAAATTCGTGAAGCATTTAAGTTTGACGGTGCAATCAAAATGGCAGTTGGCAATTATCTCGGCGAAAATGATGTAGACGACTTTGAAGATGAAGAAGAAGATGAACTACTCAACCAGTATGATGATGACGGCGAATTCAACTACGATGAATATTAATCTCAATGTGGTATAGCCGTGTAACAA